GAGTTCCCTTTATTGACTTACATAGCTCACAACAGCTGCATAGTAAGTTGTATAACCTCTCTTAGAAGTTGCTAAAGATATATGCTGAATCTCATTGTTTTTCGCAAAATCGTTTAATTCTTTTTCTAATTCATAGCGTGTGTCCTCTTCAAAGATTTTAAATTCCATTGTTTATAACCTCCATATCCACCAATCTCACCACTGCTAGATTCTCTTTGCTTTTCGCTAACCACTTGTCGCATTCCATCGTGTTTTCAATGCGAATGATTGCTGAGTGATTATAGAGATGCTCTACATATCCACGAAATGGATAGATAAACTCCTCTGCTTCACAGCGGACCATGTCACCGACTTTGAATTTTGATTTCTTACGTGTTTTAGGGTTCTTTGTCGGCATATCTAGCATTAAACCGCCGATACCATGACTACTAGCGTAGAATCCGTCTTTTAGTTTCATTCTTTCTCCTCCAATCGAATAGACAATGTTTTCGCAGATGGTGATTCTACTTTTCTTAACTGCGCTATATCTTTGTTTGCTGATCTTTCATCAAAATACTCCTGAGCTCTCCTCTTGTTTTTTGTAAAAACAGGTTTGCTATCATTCCAGTGATGGAAATAAACTTTCTTAAACGAATCATCTGTGTAATCGAACAGATAAAATGCTATTTTGAACATTCATTCTGCTTCCTCCTCATCGATCTCTATCTCGACATCTCTGCCTTCTAAAATCTGTTTGGTATCAATTCCTTTTGTGGTCAACGCCAAACCACCATCTTTTCCACTGGCACAGCAATCAACCACAGGTTCTCATCTGCTGATTTTATTTCTTTTTCTGTTAAAAAGTAACGATACCCCAATACACCATGGCTAGTTGTCAACGTTGTACTAATTTCATCGTTACCATCTCCCTCGTCAACGACTAGATGGTACTTACGGTCAAGATTAATTGTAACTGTATACAACGGCTCTTTCTCGACCTCGTAGCCGTTGTATAGGCTCAATAGTGTTTCGTATGATTGTCTTGTTACCCAAGCGAGTAATTCTTCTCCTTGTTCTTGCGTCACTATGCCATCTCGTACAAACCAATCACAGAAATAATATGAATCACCATCTTTAGATTTGATTAAATACGCTATTTTTTCAGCTTTTGTAAAAGGGTCCGTAGATTTCTCAAGCCAACCGGCCACGAGTTGTGGAATAACTGGTTTCTGCGGTTCGTCTAGTTTTTTCATTAACGTAATACCTGCATTTATACTCTCGTTATAGCAAGCAGCTAGTGCATCATTTCCTATCACTTTAATACTTTCTAACTTTTTGATTGCTTCCTGTTTATTCATCGCTGTCCTCCATGTATTCGTCTAATATCTCTTTATATTTCTCTACAAATTTGAAACGATCTTGATGAAGTTTCTTGCTCCAATTTGTTTGCCGATCCAGCTCACGCATCTGATCGAACCCTTTTTGAATTTCGTTGTAATAAAATTCAATGTTTGCTGCTGCTTTCCAATGCCTGCTACTTCGCACTCCTGCTCCTGTTTCAGCCATTTCTAACTTAACTAATTCCGCTCGTTCTTTTGATTTTTTATCTTTCTGAATCTTCATCATGATTTTCTTGAGGATGATGTCACTGTATTGTGTAATATGAGATTCATTATTTCTCCTCCACATACCTAAATTGACGACCTTTAGAATCAATATCCATATTCTTCGCTCTATCCCAGATGATGTTTTTGCTCAGACCAGTAATTTCAGATAACTGTTCAGCGGTACCTGTTACTAAAATTCGGTCACCATGCCAGATTGCAATCTTTCTCGGCGTTTTCCGTTTGGTTTTTTCAGCCCACATTGATTTACCGAGCTTTTGGACTTCTGCAACTATTTCTTTGTCCTCCTGCCAAGATTCTGACTTGGTTAATTCAGCAATTCGTTTCATTGTCGCTTTCTTATCCACGCTCATTCCTCCAATCTACGAATTTCCCTTCTTAAATTCTCTATGTGCAAATCGATTGCCTTCCTCGCCGTTTCATTGACCATCACTGCCTTTGTTCGTTCCAGATCGTCAATCTCACGTTGAATGCTTCGAATTCGCATTTGAATCACTTCTTCTGTTGTCATGATAGACCACCTCTTTAAAAACGCTCTTCCTTGAACGTATTCCGATATTTTTTGGCTAATATCAACGGCACTTGATATTGATGACAAAACAACTTTGCCTTGATCTTAAAGTCTTTTGTCTGCATCCCTTTAACATCTACGACTTTGACAAGTTTGCCGTTTTTATAAAATGTGAAGTCGGGAATATACTCGATCTTACGATACTTCTTTCCATCTAGTTCAAACTTCGGCATCAGCTCAAATCTTTCCTGAAGTTTTACTTTCCAGCCATTCGCTTCAGCTTGCCATAAGGCTAGATCGTAGTACTCTGCTTCTGCGATAGAATCGAACTTGATACCTCGATGAACAGTTTTTTTATTACGGTATTTATTCATGCGATACTACCTTTCACTGGTTTTATGCGCTTGTCTGCTGTTTGTTGGAATTTCAGCGCATAACCTTCTGAATTCTTAAATATCCTAGAAACAATTCTTTCACCGTAGGCTTCTCTTAGTTCAGGACCAGATAAGTTTGTTGTGATGATCGTTGCTTTGTTCTGTCTGGCTTCTAAGAGCGTGTTTAACGTGTTGTTTGTAAACTGCCTACTATTTGATACCCCGCTACCTAGTTCAGCTCCAATATCGTCAAAAACCACCAAATCAGTTGTTTTGATATCGGCTATAAGCGATCCTTCAATTTCTTTTCTCAGTTCAGCATTGTTATAAGAGAACTTTATTTGCTCTAATAATTCTTGATAGCTTATAAAAAGTATTTTCTTGTCATAATTTGAGCGCTCAAGTATTTCCCAAGCTGTAGCCATTGATAAGTGGCTTTTCCCGCTTCCTGATTTCCCTGATAGAATAAAATGTGCAGGATGGTTCAGCAGAACCTCATTCGTATAGCTTTTTGCTTTTTCTAAAGCGATTTTTGTTTCTTGATCCACTACGTGATAATTTTCCATTTTGCATTTAAACAAAGTTTTATCTGTTAATACCGAACCATTTTGAAAAAAACTCAACGCTCGTGCTTTTAAGCTGTCGTTATATATCCGTTCGGTCTGTATATCCTCTTTCACACGTAACGCTTTATAACCACAACTCATGCATGTTGGTTTGCAACGTTCTGAACCATCCTTATTTTTAGCTCGCCAACTATACAAAGGTTCGCTGCACTCTGGGCATTTTCCACTTTGTACTAAAACTCTTCTTATTAGCTTCTCCATAGTATTTGCTAGGCTTTCCATGTGATGCATCTCCTTTTTAAATTGGCAAGTCGTCATATTCACTAGGATTGCTGTACTGTAGTTTTTGACTTTGCTTTTTATGATTATTTTTATCTGCCTTGATTTCGAATTTAAGCTTCTCGAATTTTTCTCGCAGTTTCTTAGCACTTCTAATATTTCCAAACCAAAATTCATTTGTAGGTAGCCAATTGATCACATACTCAATCGCTTCTATAGATGCTTTATCTCTTTCTTCCATCAACCTGATTGTGTCTGCCCATTTTTCGATATCTACTTTATTCATTTCTTTTGGAAAATCTTCAGTTAAATTACTTTGCAACTTTTTAGCAAGGCGTAAGTGTTCGTCAGAATACTTACCTTTCTTTTCTTCTTTATCTATATCTATATCTATATATTTCTCTAACTCTATCTCTAGGCGACCTTTTCCAGACAACTTCTGGACATTGTCCTCCTTTGCTCTTTGGATTCGTTTTTGCCTAGCGTATTCAGTCTCTGATCCTACTAATTCACTTAGCTGATTTAGATATATCTCTCCGCTGTCCAGTATTTTTATTAGTCCGATTTTGTTGAATAGATCCATAGCGACTTTCACTGTGTCCGTATTTGAATTTGTTAGTTTTGCTAGAGATTCGGGATCGTAAGGTATCATCAGATTACCTACATTTCTAACTAGTATTCCTTCTGTCTTTAGAGATTTAAGACAGAGTTTCAGATAAAATAAACAATATTCTTTACCATTCGGTTGTTCTTCCAACCATTCGATGGTATCTTCTTCGAAAAAATCTTCTTTTAATTTAAGCCAGTAATAGCGTTTCTTTTGTTTGTCTGACACTTCAATACCACCTTTTCCTTATCCTCCGATATTTAACTTTTTGATTGTCTCCTGGTTTAACTTGATCCCTTTGATTTGATATTTATTTTTGAAATTGATCACACCTATCTTGTGTTTCTCCGTATGATGAATCCTGCAGAGTGCTGCAAATGTGTACTCTGAATGATCAACTTCTTTGCGCTTTCGTCTTCCCAGCGCTTTGTCAAAGTGATCGATATCAGCTCCTGTTTTGCCACAGATGCAGCAGACTCTTTTTGTGATGCATTTGTAGAAGTAATACTCTTGATTCGCTGGTAAAATCTCATAACCTTCTTTGAAAGGAATATGATGTTCAAAGATGAAATCTAAGATGATATTTGCTAAGACATTAGCATCACTCACAGTTGTATTCGATTCGTCTTTGAGGCTTATTTTGCGCCCTGTGACACCTTCAAAACGGAAGTAGAAGAATTCCTTCCAGAAGTCCGTTGGCATCCCCGTATCGATGAAAATATCGCCTATGAGCGCATAGATGAAGTTTCGTTGCTGCACAGTAAATCGACGTGGATCAATAAAACGAATTTCAATAACTCGATCACCATCGTATCCGTCGTACATTGTTTTTAGTCGATCGATGTTTACTTCTTCATTGATGGTTGCGCCTATGTCTTTCCCTTTGAACTTTTTCAGAACCGCTGAATATGAATCAATCAATGGTTTAATCACTCATATCACTTCTCTTTTGTTTCTTCTCTGTACTGATCTTCAAGCCAATTAACGCCTCGTTTTAGAATGCCCAAGTCTCTCTTGGTCCATTTACTGTCATCAGCGGTTATAGAA